TTTAGCGGTTTGAACTGCGCATGTTCTCGCCTAATCATATCTCCACGATTAGTCAGCCTACCACGCCACGCCGCCCGATTATCAAAAAAACATTCATGGGTGAGGTAGGGATTGAACCTACACGCTTTTGATGGGGATTGCCGCCGCGCTACCCTAAAAAACGTGGGTAGCGGCTGGATTTGAACCAGCTTTGAATAGATTTATAAGCGTTCGCTTGTTTAACCGTTAGGTTTCCATGATGCACTATTCAGCAGCACGCTTTGCTGCGTGTTCCCACCACGCCGCGCTACCCAGATTTAAAAGAACAGGGCGGGGCAGGGATTTGAACCCTGCATAGCTATTATGCCGGTCTCTAATCACTTTTTCAGCATTGGAATCAAACCAAATCCTCTTACTTTCACGCCTGCTTATGCTACGTGCACGGACTTGTCATTTCCTACAAGTCTAAGAGCGCAACCGTTAGCCTACTGCTTAATAGCGTCTACCTATTCCGCCACCCGCCCGAATTGTCAACTACCACCTACATCCCACCGACAATATAACCATGTTCAGGTTTGTTTCGTCCTCGGCTATCCCGATATACGGTGAGCCGGATTCCAAGTCTAAGTCCGAGAAGTTGTAAGTTACGCTTAAACTCCACTTGTCGTTTATATTCCACCCCACCTTTGCTTGGCCTAAATAAGTATCGTGGCTTCTTGGCTTACCGCCATAGTACTTCCCGTCATACTCTCCGCTGACATCATCATACATACGCTCACAGGACAGCAGCTGCACACCCCCGCCTATCCCGCCGTAGAACCGTTTGCCCTCTACGTTATAGCTTAACACGATAGGCATAGCATGTAAACGTAGACGGTATTGGTTGTTCCCCCAAGTGTAGGACGCAATCATTTCCTCACCCTTAATCAGCACGTTGTAATACCCCACGCTTAACCCCAGGGATTCATTTAACCTGGCAAAGTAGATATGGGGGAGATCATACCGGTATTCCAACTCAAAGTAAGGATTTAGTTTTGAGGCGTTTTCCATAGACCAAACTATCGTCCCGGTCTTAGTTGTAAACCCGCTGGCGTAAACAACGCTTGTGCACATTAAGCTAAACAAAAGTAATGCTAACAAATATTTCATGGTTTACCTCTCTCTTATTATATCTATCATTCGTTCCTTTTGACGGGAAGCTAATATCTTCTCTGCCTCGTCCTTCTTGTCGGTGTATTCTATGATGTAGCGCAGGTCGTAATTAGTCGGGTTCTCTGTCAATATTTGTTCCCATTCTTTTTGTGATATGTGTTTCATGGTTTACCTCCTTTTCTATATATCCCCCCGTATTTTTTATATATCCCCTATATATCCCTTATGGTTTCTTATAAAAACAACCTGGCGGGATAGGTCTATCTCCTACCGTTCCTCGCGCGCGCTTGTTGAGGCGTCCAAGACACCGCCAGGCTTCCGTGGCTTATAACGTAGGCTCTTCGCCTAAGTCATTACTCAAATTCAAACTCCCCTTCATCGGGGATAACAATACCTAACTTTGCCAACTCTATATCAATATCTTCCTCAAACCTTGAAAACTCTTTAGTAGTCAAATCCCTTGATGTCCGGCGGCGAGGAGGATAGACACTACTATCCGTTAAAAGCAAAGCGCATAAATCATAGTGCAATTCTTCGGCTGTTCTGTCCCCCAACACATCAGCGGCAAATGTCATTCTCGCCCAATGCCTCGCGTTCTGGTCTATCGTTCTATTCCTACTCGGTAATCTAAAAGTTACGTTCATGTGTTTGCCCTCATACCGTTTTAGATACTTAGTAAGCAACACCGGGTCAAAGAAGATTAACTTCCCGTTTTCTACCTTGCACTTGTGGATAGCGACAATACTTTTCATTGCAGTTTTTTTACAACATTCTCCAACTCATCACAGAAATCCAATAGCTCTTTTATTAACAATTCCATAAACAATTTGTCCGGGAAGACTCTTAGAATAAACGGTTTAACGCCCGGAAAATATGAAACGAAATCGCACCATTTACGGCCAGTAACCAATAACTGCCCCTGCACTTGCGGGATATACGTTGCCGGCAACACTCCTTTTATCAAATAAGATATATGTGTAGATACAAGCGGGCACTTAATCTCAAGGCAACCGTCATCACCGATTAACCCGTCAGGTGAAGCACCATATTTATATTTTCTAATTCCTACACAAAACCCTACTTGAGTTACTTCCTGGCCAGTAATCAATTCGTAAGTTTCCCGTGCCTCGGCTTCGCGTTCCATGCCTATTTCCATTGCCATATTTTTGTAGCTGTTTTCTTCCGGGGTTTTGGTTACTCTTTCTCCGGCCAACTTCCAAATATAATTATTCCGCTGTTTTGACCTCTTGCCTTCGGACGATATTATCTTGTCGAAGTTAGAAGCGGTGGGAATACCGCACCGGGCCGCAAACCATTCTTCTGACCGTTGTTCACAATTTATTATTTCCATTATGTTTAGCTCTTTCCTGTTTATCTTCTTTCTCTTTCTTGGCTTTCAGGACAGAAATAGCTTTGTTGTAATGCTGCTTAGTCATATCCTCCAACATTTCTATTTGCAGGAATTTCAAGAGTTTAGATTCGGACGCTTTTGCCGCAAGCATCCAATCCCGCACATTATTAACCTCTTCTTCGGTAACGTATTTCTCAATAGGGGAGGAAGCTACACCATCGTCATCTTGGTCGTGGGCGGCTAATCCGGTTAAAGCAAAAAGGGTATATCTTTGCAAATAGGTGATGGTGCTGCCTATCGCTTGGATAGCGTTCTTTGACCCGGACGTATCCGCCGGGGCCGAAAGAGTTGTTTCCTCACTATGCCCTAATTCGTGCGTTATCCTGCACGTAACCAATACTTGCCCGTTCTGCTGTGTAGTCCATGAGGCAGATAAGCCGTGTTGACTTAAAGCAGAATTGACCTTTTTGGTAACATTCGCCAATGAAGCGTGGGTATAACCAACTTTTCCTTTAGTGGTATCGTAACCAACCTTTTTATCCTTATCAATATCGGGCGGATTAGATTTAAAGTTAGCCATAGCCTTATGATACGCTTTCTTCGCTTCGTTCTTTTCCCACCGTTCTTGAAGTATCAATAGCTTTTCCAATTTGTCTAAATCAGTGTTAGCCGTAACGGCGGCGGCTATCAATTCCGCAGGTGCCCTACTCACATTTTCTTTCTGTAATGCTCCGTCCATAATCAACCTCCTTCAATTCACTTTGACGTAGTTACTATATACCTTCCAGTTTCATTAAACCTGTTCAGAATATACCGGATTTCTCGCTTCTTAAAATGCCGCAATCGCTCTCTTATCCATTTCCTAAGCTGTTCTTTATCTGTAATTACAACATGATATAAAAACGCGCCTTTATCCTCGTGCGGTTCGTGGAAACAATCAACTAAGCTGTTATTTGTATATATCATTGTTCACTCCATTTATTCAATCGTATAATATTTTTATACAGGCCGCCCTAATGCCTAAGATACGTCTATCAACTGCAATTTTGTTGCAGGCTTCAACATTAGTGGCGACCTTATATCTTCCCAATCCTTTCGGCGATTGCTTGGGCTAAATCTTTTTACTCCCCTCGGCTTCTTCTTCAACACAACCCCAACTCCTTCTTTAACCTGTCCCGTAAACTCAATAAGTCCTTCTGCAACCCGTCAAGAAACCACTTGCTTGTGCTGTCACACCGGGGATGGTTTTTCAACGCTTCGTCTATTTGCTGCAACTTCTTAAACCTGACCGTTATCTTGTGGCTTGCCAGCCGCGCCCAACGGTAAATCTTGCCTTCACTCCCGGCGTCAGTGTTCGTATGAAACCGTGTTTTGACCGTATCAAAGAAATGCAGTTTAGCCAGTACCTTTTGTCTTTGTTCTTTAGTCATGGTAACACCTCCCCCCTCAACGCGGTTAGCCTCATGCCGTCCTCCGCCTAAACTTCCGCCGCGATTCCTTCATGTGCTTCTTAACCCCTTTCGCCCCGCCGTTAAGTACGTCTGATGTTGTCATCGCTAAAGTGGACAGAGTTTTGGTGTCGTTAAAATGCACTAATGGATCAAGGCCGGGGTGGTGTCCGTCGGCGGACATCCCCGGCATTATGCCGACCCACTCGCCGCCGGCCTGTTTGATTATCGCTCTGATTTTTTTCTCTTGCGTCATTTTACCCTCGGTTTATGGTTTTCTTTTCTCTTGATACTTTCTTCTCTCTATGTTCCACCATGTTAGCCTCTTTGAACCTATCCCAGTTATACCAACTCATCTGTCTGCGCAACCTCAACAAACTGCTGTTTACTTTCATATCGCACCTATAATCCCGGGCAGAAGAGAAGTGTGAGAATGATAAAAATGTGCCGCGACCCGGATGTCGCAAGACAAACTTTATCCACCTCTCATTCTGCCCTGATTTTAGTTTTGATTTTATGTTACACATCTTTATCACTCTCGATTAGAGTATAACATGATACGCAAGTATGTGTCAAGAGTTTTTTATTTGTTTTTGCAAAAAACTAATAAAAAAATAATGTAAGATAGCATTAACAAATTTGAGATTTTATTCGCAAAACGAAAAAAAGTTGGGGTTGGGGAATTAATTAGGTTCATCAAGCAAACAATTTCTGTTGGTTTAACTCCGTCCTTATCCTGTCCTCGGCAATCTTTATGTAATCAGGATTTAACTCTATCCCGACAAACTTCCTGCCTTGCTTTAATGCTACTAAGGCTGTTGTGCCGCTACCCATGAAGGGGTCTAAGCATACGCCGTTTTTAGGACAACCGGCCTTTATCGGCGTTTCAATTAATCCTTCCGGGAACACGGCAAAGTGGGCTTTGCTGAACGGTTTAGGCGGTATACGCCATACACAGCGTTTGTTGCGGCCTTTTGTTTGAATATCTCTTTGTAAACCTAAACGTAATCTCCCACTACTTGAACCACTAAATTCATCTTGATTAACTCCTTTACCAACCTTATTGCCATGTTTTGTGCCTTTTCTAATTCTAATATTATCTCCTTCTATTTGTTTCTCAAACCAATACTTCTT